GCCCGTGGCGTGTTGGACGAACTCGGGAGTAAGCTGTCTGTTAGGAAAGCTATTACAATTCCACAGAATAACACTTGACCAATTTTTTCGAGGATAGTCTTCATTTCGTGCTCCTAGGTATTTTACAGGCATGCGTGTTTTGTAATCGTGTTTGACCACCATAACATCGTTATAAGGATTCTGTAGTTCCCATAACTTCACAATGTCATCTCGTACAATCATGTCACCGTCAATGAAAATTGCCCAGCCTGTGTATTCTTGCAAATGCGGCACAAGGAATCGAGTGTAGATAAAGTGATTACTGCCATCTGTGTGTGTTTCTTCATAGTCACGAAACAAGTTCAGGGCCACAGGAATTATAGCCACGGGCTTTGATGCATGTCTTATGATTGAGTTGGCACAGGTATGAAAAGCAATGGCTTCTCTTGGATCATAACCAATGTAAACTGGTATGGCTTTCATCGCCGTTCAATGTCCTCTTCAACGCAGTCTTCGCCGTATTGAATTTCAATTAGTTTTAAAGGTTGATCAGTTTCGTTGCACAACATGTGCCACTGATTTTTCTTGATCCAGATATAGTCATGCACAGCAAAGTGTCCAACAAGATCGTGATCGCTGGAATTATTCAGGGTATACACCGCGGCCTCGCCTTCAGCCACAAACCAAAACTCAGCACGTTGATCATGCCGTTGCATACTAAGACAAGTCTTGGGATTTACTGTGAGTTCTTTAAGTTTAGTCTGGCTGCCAACTTCGTGCAACACACGATAGTATCCCCATGCTCTGGTAGTTTTAGGTTTCTTCCAATCTTCAAGAATCCATGAACTAGAGTTGGCCTTGTTGTCTCCTCCAACACCAAACACAAACTCCACATCATCAAACACCTGTTCTGGAATGTTATCCGGTGTGCGATCTCCGCCATTGGCAAAGACAATTTCGTCGTTGGGGTATTTTTCTTGGACTTGGCGAATAGCATCACATGCTGTGCCATCCGAATCATCAAACTTAATGACGTCGTCCACCATGTGCAGATTATCTAGCACTGTCATGCGTTCATGCCAGGGCATGAATGAACGACCTTTTTTACGTGTGAGCCACTCGTCTGAGTTTAGACCTACCACCACGTGATCACCTAAATGATCAGCATGATTGAGATAGGAGATGTGTCCAGAATGTATGGGGTCGAAACCACCGGTTACTATAACAATTTTCATATTGTTATTTAAACTCAGTTTAGAACAGGTCTAGTTTTTCCCATGGCAAGTCAGCTTTACCAAAGTGCCCATAGTTTGTGGTAGAACCATATATTGGACGGAACAAATCAAAACGCTTGATAATTCCCATAGGGGTCAAATCTACATTGTCTTGAATCCATTGAGTTAACTCACGCCCTTGTGCGGAATCAGCTGTTTCAACATAAAAGCTCATGGGCTGTGCTAGGCCAATGGCATAACTGATCTGCACTGTGGCCCAGTCTGCTCGGCCACTTGCCACAATATTCTTGGCAAGATACCGGGTTAGGTAGGCAGCACTACGATCAACCTTGGTAGGATCTTTACCACTGAAGGCTCCGCCACCATGGGGACAATACCCGCCGTAGGTGTCCACAATAATCTTACGGCCAGTAAGCCCAGTATCACCATCAGGGCCGCCAATAACAAATCGACCAGTGGGGTTGATATAAAATTCAGTGTTGTCATCTATAAACTTTCCCGGTAAAATATTACGAATAACAGTTTCTAATACTGAACGAACTGTTTCAATGTTAACTGTTTCATTGTGCTGTGTACTACACACTACTTTGGCAATGCGTTTGGGGGTATTATCATCGTTGTATTCAAATGTCACTTGACTCTTGGCATCCGGTCCTAACCAAGGTATTACACCATTTTTTCTAATATCAGTAAGTCCTTCAACAATACGATGTGCCCAATAAATTGCCGATGGCATATGAACATCAGTTTCATTGCAAGCATACCCAAACATTAGCCCTTGGTCGCCTGCGCCAAATGTGTCGGTGCCCAGTGCAATATCTGCACTTTGTCCGTGCAATAAATTGGTAATTTCTACGTTGCGCCAGTCAAATCCCGATTGCTCGTAGCCCACATCCTTGATAACTTTTCGCACTGCTGATTCAACTTCTTCGGCATGCAGAATGCCTTTGTATTCTCCTGCAACTACCACACGATTAGTGGTTACTAAAGTTTCGCAGGCACATCTCAATGCAGAATCTTGTTTGGACATCACAATGTCCAGCACTGCATCACTAATAGCATCCGCAATTTTGTCCGGATGCCCCTCACTCACGCTTTCACTTGTAAACAAATAACTCATAGTTTCCTTATACTTGAATATCTTCCATACCAGCAGTTCTTAGTCGAACCACATGACCCATTTGCCACTGTTTGGTATCTAGTCCTTTTAGAATTCCTAACCAACGATTGCGCAAATATGCCACTTCATTGATTAAAGTTTCGTAGTCAATAACTTCGTCTTCCCCGTCCACGTACTTTTCGGCATCTCTTGAGGTTAGAGCACGAGCGTATGCTTCTAGATACTTTTGGAAATGCTTCCTACGTATTTTACGCAGTTGAATATTGAGATAATTCAGCACCGCTTCAATCTCTTGTAACTGATTGTACCTAAACTCAGTTATGCCAGGTAAAGCGGTAATGTTCTTTTCAACTAGCCCGTAGATTTTGCAGTCCTTCTTGGCATCTTCAAGTTCACGCTCGTAGTGATTTATGAAGTCAGGAATAGCACCAAGGCTAGCAACTACACGACTATACCACATGTTGAATTCCGTTTTCTATAAAGTATTGATTGATGTTTGGAAACAATTTTTTCCAATCAGTGTCACGTCTTTGATCTATCATGTCTAGTGTAGCACGAAGTTTAGATAATCGCAACCGATCAGGTTTTTCCGCGTCAATCATTGAACACACACCTTGCAGTCGTTTGCGTGTTTCTATATCCCACTCTGTTGTGATTGGATAGTGTGCCACAAGTTCATCTAACTTGCTTTTAAAAAAAAGTGCTCCAAATATATTGGGATGATATATTTCTTCGTATCCACTGTCTACCACATGATATGCCTGTGTAATTTTTGGATTTAGTTTTTTGTATTCTGCTATACGTTGTTGCAAATCTAGTGCAGTATCAATGCTCAATGAAGTAATAACCTGATGTACCGATATTACCAACCACTTGTGCTGTATCAAGTATTCAAAATTTTCTTGCCATTGATCAAGATCAAGTCCATCTCTAATAAATTCTGCTTGCGGTCCCCAGCAATCTAAACTAGCATTAATGTGTACCCGTTTAATTTTTTTATTGACTATTAGATTTTTACAAATTTCAACAAAACGCTTTATTGTATGTGTTTTTGCATTCAGATTGGTGTTGACCGAAATAGTTAAATTTTGATTGGTTTTAGTAGATACAAATTCTAGTATACCCCACATTTCTTTCTGCAGAAGTGGCTCGCCACCCAAGATGCTTATCCGATCAAGGTGTTGATAGTTTTTATCTACCCAATTCAACCATGCAGTAAAATATTGATCTCTGTTGGATACTTGAGTTATTGGTATAATACCAATAGGGTAAGGTCCGTATTTTTTAAGTTCTTCGTTATTCCTTGAACTGAATCCTGGTAAACAATACACACATGCAAGGTCGCAGGTGTTGGTTAAATAAAGTTCCACAATACGAGGTGTTACCTGTTGATTGCCTGTTGGGTCAAAATCTACAGGAGTAAGACCGGGAATATCATTATGATACAACCGATCACTTACACCACCTTGCTTTTCAACATTTTCGCAATACTCGCAGCCGCGGCCCTTCGGCCACTCACCGGCTAGCATTTTTTGTCTATCGTCAAGTACTTCCGGAGTATTGTGAAAATCATCAAATTTGTCTAGAGAGACGGCTACAGGATTTACTCTGTGACAACTACTTGACGTTGCATTATGCAGCCTAAATGTGTTCCATCCCCATTTGTAGACACATGCAGTGTCGTTACGAATGGGGAATATTTGTGCGGACATTAGTTTTCCCAGTCGTCATCTTCATTGTAATCT